CGGCACAATCACATTCTAAGGATATAATATGAGCCTCACCACTGTCGATTCGGGTTTAATTTCAAGCGGAGCAATCACGCTTACAACACAAGTAACAGGTACTCTGCCAGTAGCCAATGGTGGTAGTGGAGTAACAACCTCTACAGGAACAGGGGCGGTTGTATTAGGGACTTCTCCAACTTTATCGGGGACTCCATTAGCTACAACCGCAGCTAATTCCACCAATACGACGCAAATAGCAACAACTGCATTTGCTTACGGGTCACTCAGTCTTGCTACTAATGGATATACTAAATTAGCAAATGGCTTGATACTACAATGGGGGGTGAGTGGTGCTTCATCTGGAACAATTACATTTCCAATCGCTTTCCCAACAAGTTGCTTAAATGTCATTGCTGGATTGGCTGATTCTACCAACTACTGCACATACCCCGGTACAATTACTTCAACCACATTCACCTTTGGTAGCAATGGTCCTGGTGGATTCGCTGGAATCAGATATTTAGCGATAGGATATTAATATGACAATTTATTATTCAGCATTAACTAGCGGCTTTTATAATACAGATGCTCACACCACAATTCCCAACGAATCCGTAGAGGTTAGTGAAGAACAGTATAAGTATTTGTTTCACGGTCAATCTGAAGGTATGCAAATTGTTGCAGATGCAACAGGCAAACCAGTTCTTATTGCCCCAGTTGTTTTGCCATTAACCTACAAAGAACTACGAGCATCGGCTTATCCGCCCATGTATGACTACCTAGACGCTATCGTGAAGGGTGATGCAGCTCAACAACAAGCCTACATAGACGCTTGCCTAGCAGTTAAAGCTAAATATCCAAAGGGGGTAGTATGTACACTAGATTCCTAATATACCTACTAGCAGACATAACAGTTAACCTAATCGGTTACTGCATAAACCCCATCCTGCCTATCTTCGCTGATAGCGATGGGAATTTACCCTCATGGCTACGTTGGTTTCAGACATACGATTCCACCCTTGACGGACAAGAGCCTAGATTCATAGATGCCACCTCATGGCTGAGAGATGGTGATGTCGCTAAAAACTTCATTTGTACCTATATACTGCGTGTCATGTGGCTATATCGTAACAATGCGTACGGATTCGCGTACTCAGTCTTAGGTTGTATACCCATCATCACAATATCCGCAGAGGGTACAAACCCATCCGACAGAGCACCAGCCATAGAAGGTTCTTATTTCACAGTCTTTGAGGATGCCGATGCCACAAGGTATTTCCAGTACAAGCTCGTTAAAGATAGGGGTAACGGTAAGTGCTATGAAGCCTCTATAGGCTGGAAGCCAAGCGGTCAGTTTGTGGTAAGATGGACACCATTCAGAAAGTTTAACGGCTAATGTTTGGCATAACAAGTTTTTCAGGTGCTCCATTTGCTGGTTTAAGCGGTAATAGCTTTACTGCGGAAACAAATGAGTCCTTTACATTAACAGACACTCAGAACGTTCTTGCAACCTTTATAGGGGATAATGCTGAGTCTTTTACTATAACTGATGCTCAGAGTGCTATAACAGCATTTGTAGGAGCACAATCTGAGTCCTTTACATTATTTGATACCCCAGATGCCAATGCAGCATTCTTAAGTGATGTAGCAGAGTCAATGGTATTGGCTTCAATTGAAGCTGTAACAGGACAATTTGTTAGTACAATTAATGAGTTATTTGTGTTAACATCAGCCACAGATGTTCATGGATGGTTCATGATTAATGATAATCAGACCCCTAATTGGGTCATTATTAACGATGCACAGAGCACAAATTGGGCAGAGATTGACGATACCCAAACACCGAATTGGACTAATATAAATACGGGATAAGGATATATGTCAACATTTTCAACAAATCTATACATAGAGTTAGTAGGCACTGGTGAGCAAACTGGTACTTGGGGCGGTACCACTAACAATACCTTGGTATATGCTCTGGAAGAGCCTATTGTCGGTAGGGCTGCTGTCGCGTTCGCAGATGCTAACGTTACCCTAACTCCTGTTTCACTCAACACTAATCAAACCTTCCGCAATCTATACCTGAATTGCACTGGTACCAACACAACCACCAGAAGCCTGATAGTACCAACTATCAATAAGAACTACTACATTGAGAATAACACTAACCAGTCATTGGTAGTTAAAACAGCTGCTGGAGCTGGTATAACGGTATTAAGCGGGTATATATGTGCTGTATACATTAATGGCACAGATGTGATACAAGCTGCTAATTATCAACCAGTTATGACAGTTGGTACCTTAGCTTTAGGTAATAACTTAACAACAGCATATGGTGGTACTGGGTTATCATCATACACCGCAGGAGACACCCTTTATTACTCAACTGGTACTACCCTATCCAAACTAGGCATAGGGGCTACAGGGACCGTTCTAACGGTTGCTGGAGGGGTTCCTACATGGTCTGCTAGTGCATCCTCGTTTAGCGCAGGAACCACTGGATTTACACCTAGCACTGCCACTACAGGGGCTATTACCTTGGATGGTACTCTTAATATTGCCAACGGAGGTACAGGCTCTACATCTACTACCTATTGTGCTTTGGCAACAAATGTGGCAGGAACCCTGCCTGTTGCCAATGGAGGAACTGGGGTTACTTCGTCTACAGGAACTGGTGCTGTTGTATTAGGTACAAACCCTTCCCTAACCAATCCTACAGTTACAAGCTATATAGAGAGTGTAGCTGTCGCAGGTACTGTTACAAGCTCTTTCACTATATCCCTGACTACAGGCACTGTACAGACTGCGACATTAACATCAGCTACACCTTGCACTTTCACTATGCCTACAGCTACTGCGGGTAAGTCGTTTGTCATGTTGCTTAAACAAGCCGCTACTCCCACTACAGCTACCTTTACAGGAGTTAAGTGGGGTAATGCTGGTGCTCCAGTCATAACAGCTACCGCTGGTAAGATGGATATATTGTCATTTATCTCGGATGGCACTAACTGGTATGGTTCAACTGCCGCAGGGTACACACCATAATGTTTGCAGCTAGAAACTTCTTATTTACTGGTGTGTCTAATATACCATTAACTGTCGAATACCTTGTGGTTGCAGGTGGAGGCGGTGGTGCTGGCGGTGGAGCTGAAGTTGGTGGAGGAGGAGGAGGAGCTGGAGGTTATCGCACCTCTACTGGTTATGCAGTTAGTGCAGCCACCCTAATATCAGTAACAGTCGGTGCTGCTGGTGGAGCAAGTGCTAATGGCAGTAACTCAATCTTTGGTTCTATTACCTCCATAGGTGGTGGTGGTGGCAATACTTCCGCTACTGGAGGCTCTGGTGGTGGTTTTAGTGGGTCTAACACAACTCCCGGTGCTGGCACTGCTGGTCAAGGTAATAATGGTGGTAATGGCTCTGGTACATATGGTGGTACCTCATGTACTGGAGGTGGTGGTGGAGGTGCAGGAGCTGCTGGTGCTAATTGGGGGTCTTTTGCAGCAGGTGCGACAAGCTCTATAAGCGGCTCATCTGTAACATATAGTGTTGGAGGCAGAGGTGCCAGTCCGGGAGAGAATGATGGTGTTGCTGCTGGTGCCAATACAGGTTCAGGCGGTGGTGGTGGTGGCTCTAATCCGGGATGGACCAGTCACCCCGGAGCTGCTGGAGGCTCAGGTATCGTTATTATGCGCTACCCAGATACATTTGATGCAGCATTGTCAACAACAGGCTCCCCCACTATTACACAAACTGGTGGGTATAGAATTTATCAATGGTTGTCAGGAACAGGGAGTGTTACATTCTAATGGATTTATCTAATCTATCTAGTAATGTAGGTATGTCTGATAGCATGAAAGCAGCATTGTTATGTGGCGGCACCACTAAAGCATGTCAAACTGACGAATTAGGCATAGAAGAGTTTGGAGTACCATATATGGCATTAATGCCAGCTAAGAATAGAAAGAAAGTACTTGACTATGTAATTAGTGCAGCACCACAAATTAATTACTTTAGGTTTAAAACTTGGATAGTACCAAATGAATTAGTATCCGATGACCCATTATTTATGGTGCTTAATGCTAAATATGACTACACCATAGGGGTGATTAAACTTGACCCATTTACTTGCTATGATTGGCATGTAGATAAAGAACGTGGAGTTGCAGTAAATATTCTTTTGAACCATGATGGATTAAGTCATTGTTTGTTTAAAAATGCTAGTAATGAGCATGTGATGTGTGGCATTACTGAACTTGTTTATGAACAAGATATGTATTATGCATTGAATACTCAGATACCACATACGGTTTATAACCTTGAATCACCTAGATATATGCTTAGTGTTGATTTTTCTAAAAAGAAAGATACACTATCTTACCAACAATTTATAGGAGAATTTAGTGGATTGGCTTAAGCAAATAGCACCTACAATAGCCTCATGCCTAGGTGGACCTCTAGCAGGACTGGCTGTTACAGCCATGTCCAAACTGTTTGGAGTTCAGACTACAGAAGTTAAGTCTATGATTGATAACAATAAGTTATCAGCAGACCAGATAGCATTGTTGCAGCTTGAAGAGATTAAGTTTCGTGAACAGACCCAAGCTCTTGGTTTAAACTTTGAGCAGCTGGCTGTAGAGGATAGGAAATCAGCTAGGGACATGCAGGTAGGTACACAGTCTTTTGTGCCTCCGTTGTTGTCTATATTAGTTACTGGTGGGTTCTTTGGCATACTTTCATATCTATTGATTAACCCAACCATGAATCCAAACCCTACCATTTTAATAATGTTAGGTAGTCTTGGAACAGCATGGATACAAATTATTGCCTTCTTCTTTGGCTCTAGTTCCGGTAGCCAGAATAAAGATAAGATGCTATTCCATTCAACACCTATTCAATGATTAACTCTCGCAGTTTAAACGAGCTAGTTCCTATCGTTAAACAAAAGGTGGAGGAGCTTATCTCTATCTGCAATGACGAGGGCATAGACTTGTTAGTTACCTCCACATACAGGGATAATGAAAGCCAAGCTGCATTATATGCTCAGGGTAGAACAACTATGGGCAAGATTGTAACAAATGCCAATGCAGGTGATTCATTCCATAACTATAGATGCGCGGTAGACATAGTACCTCTTAGAAACGGTAAGCCTGTCTGGGGTACAAAAGGCGATGATGGAGAACTATGGCAGAAGATTGGCAAGATAGGCGAAGGAGTAGGTCTTGAATGGGCTGGGAATTGGCATACATTCAAAGAGTTAGCTCATTTCCAGTTCACTAACGGGCATACATTGGCTCAATTAAAGCAGGGTGCTCAGATAGTCTAATGCCATTAAAGAAGATAATATTTAAGTCTGGAGTTAACAGAGAGAATACTCGCTACACCACCGAGGGTGGCTGGTATGAATGCGATAAGATTCGCTTTAGACAAGGTACACCTGAGAAGATAGGTGGATGGTATCAAATATCTCCAACTACATTCCTAGGGGTATGTAGGTCTTTGTGGAACTGGGTGACGCTAGGTGCGTTGAATGTCTTGGCAGTGGGGACCAATATTAAGTATTACATTGAAACTGGTAATGTATACAATGACATAACCCCTATTAGATATACCACATCAACAGCAACCCTTACCAATCCTTTTACTACTGTGAATGGGCTGACCACAGTTACGGTAACTTGGTCTAGCATTAATCTATCTACAGGCGATAAGGTGTCATTCACTGGTGCTCCTGCCTTGAATGGCATACCTGCTACAGATTTTAACAAGCAATTCACAGTTACAAGGATAGATGCTAATTCATTTAGTATTTCTGTTGGAACAAATGCTACATCTAGCGGTACAGGGGGTGGAGCTGTTGTAACCGAAGCATTTATATATACTAGAAGGTTAACCAACCCCTTAGTTACTGTTAATGCGTCTGCTGTTGTCACTGTTACTGATACAGGGCATGGATGTTTAACTGGTGACTATGCTGACTTTACCTCGACTAGCACATTTAATAATGTAACCATCACAGGATGGTATCCAATCACTAAGGTGAATGCCAACTCTTACACCATTGTTGCCTCTACTGTGGCTAATGCCTCTGGAACATTTACTGGAACAGTAACCGTTCAGTATCAAATTAATGCCAATCCTGAGATTCAGATACCATTAAGTGGATGGTCGGCTGGTCCGTGGGGTAGTGGACCTTGGGGAGAAGGTGTCGGTACTGGAACAGGAAGCAAGATTAACCTAGGACTGTGGACTCAATCTAACTTTGGAGAGGACCTTATCTTTGGACCCATCGGTGGGAGTATGTATTACTGGATAGCAGCCAATGGTTTCACAGCTGGTATCAATATATCTTCTATATATGGTGCTTCAGATGTTCCTATTGTACAGAACTTCATACAAGTATCTGATTCATCTAGGTTTGTATTTGCATTTGGCTGTAATGACTATGGCTCTGTTGTGCAAGACCCTATGCTTATCAGATGGTCTGACCAAGAATCAATCATCAACTGGACACCTGATGCCACAAATCAGGCTGGTAGTATAAGACTATCTCATGGTTCCCTGATTGTTTCAGTCCTACAAGTTCGTCAAGAAATACTAGTCTGGACTGATTCTACTATGTATTCATTGCAATACCTAGGAGCACCTGCTGTTTGGGGTGTCACTCTATTAGGTGACAACATATCAATTATGGGTCCAAATGCACCAACTCTAGCTTCTGGTGTTGTGTATTGGATGGGCAAGGATAAGTTCTATAAATATGATGGTAGTGTTTCGACACTCAGCTGTGATTTAAGGCAGTATATATATGGTGATATTAACCTTGAACAGAACTATCAGGCATTCGGTAGCACTAACGAGGGCTTTAATGAGGTATGGTGGTTCTATTGTTCAGGAGGCTCCACCGTAGTGGACCAATATGTCATATATAACTACCTAGAGAATGTATGGTATTACGGCACTATGGGTAGGACAGCGTGGCTAGATTCAGGCTTGCGTAACTATCCTATGGCTGCTACCTATTCAAATAACATTGTGTTCCATGAACAGGGTGTAGATGATGGTGTGTTAGTTCCATCAACCCCTATTGATTCATATATTCAATCCTCTGAGTTTGATATAGATGATGGGCATAACTTTGCATTTGTATGGAGAATCCTACCTGACTTACGCTTTGATGGCTCTGTATGTGCTAATCCTGTAGTAACTATGAGTATGTATCCATTACAGAATTCTGGCTCTGGGTACAATGACCCCAAGTCTGTTGGCGGTGAGTACTATGCAAATATTACCCGCTCTTCTACTGTACCAGTAGAGCAATACACAGGCACTATCTATGTCAGGGTACGCGGTAGGCAGATGTCCATTAAGATTGAGGGTAACCAGCTAGGTCTGCAATGGCAGATGGGTGCTCCTCGTATTGATATTAGACCTGATGGCAGAAGAGGTAACACTTGAGTATCTTCATACCAGCTGTACCAGCCCTACCAATCACTAAGCCAGAGTTTAGTGCGTTGTATCTTAATCAATTAAACAATGTACTGAGGCTATATTTCAACCTCTTGAACAATGCTGTAGCAGAGATAAATTCAGCTATCTTGTCTCTTGAAACAAATGGTGGCGGTGTGCTGTTAAGCTTTCCATATGGTGCCTTCCATGACACAACCACATTTACTGCTACCTCTACCACTGTTTCATATGTGATACCTCTAGGCAATATTGACTATGCAAGTAATATAACTGTACAAAGCGGGACACAGGCTAAGGTGGAATATGCAGGTATATATAACCTACAGTTCAGTGCTCAGGTATCTAATCCTAATGCTGCCATAGCTAATGTATCTATTTGGTATAAGAAGAATGGTGTGAATTTAACAGATTCAGCAGGTATAGTTGGAGTTCCAGCAAAGCATGGGGCATTTGATGGTCTACAGGTAATTGGGTGGAATCAGGTCGTTCAGCTGGCTGCTGGTGATTATATTGAACTATGGTGGCATTCTGATACAACAAATGTACAGGTAATAACATTTCCTGCCACTACGGGACCATTAGTTCCCCAGTCACCGGGTATTATCTTTACAATGACTTATGTGTCATCATTAACTGTTTAAACATAAAGGTATAAAATGCTAGTAGATAGTAAACAGAAGGAATTACAGCCACAAGAGATTATCTTGGAGGCTACTACACAGACTAAATCTGAGTACACACCAGACCAAGTGCTTGCGTCTGTTATGGTTGAGGTAAGAGAGCCGGGTGTAGTACTGATGCAAGAAGGCAACACCTTGTATATATCACATAAATGCAAAGATAGAGTGGCATATGCTCGTGCATTGAATGCAGATACCGCACAGAACTACGTAGAGAACAGCATAATATATGCAAAGGCTATGTATACAGCTGGGTATGACACCTTAGTTGTTGATTTTAATGATAAAACTATATTCAGTTTATTTGATGCCATAGTATCAGACAAGAATCGCCAAAGAGTTAGCCCAGACAAGGATGGCAAACCAACGGTTTCGTATACAGTTAAGAATCTATCAACAGGTTATCGAATCACTTGTAACATTGGTCCAAAGAGAGCAGGGCAGCTTAAATGAGTGCAGCAGTTAGGGTAGTTGATAAAGCAGTAGGGTTTGTTGCAGACAGTGCAGTGAAGGCAGTTGAAGGTGCTCTTAAAGACCCTTTAGGCACTATATTAACAATAGGTGCTGTTGTAGCAGCCCCAGCTACTGGTGGAGCAAGTTTAGCGTGGTTGCCAGCAATTAAGGCAGGTGTTGTAATAGCAAATGGTGGAAGCATTGAAGATGCAGCTAAGAGTGCTGCCATATCATATGCAGCCGCTAACATTGGTGCTTCACTTGGTGACAGTTTAAACGTTGAAGGCTTCTCCCCAGAGCTTAATACCGCCCTTAAGTCTAGCGCAGGTTCCACAATCGTCTCTACAGGTGCTGGTGTATTGCGCGGTAAAGACATAGGGACTGCATTAGAACAAGGTATCACAACAGGCATTGGGTCTGGTATAAGCTCTTTAGTGGCAGATAATGCCGATACTGGAGGAGAAGGTTCAAAGACCAACACAGCTGACAGAATTATTGGCTCTACTGTTGGTGCTGCCACCACCGCTGCTTTGCGTGGTCAGAATGTTGGAGATGTTGCAGCCAACACCTTAGCTAATGGTGCACTCAGAGCTGGAGCTGGTGAGTATGCAGGGCTAATACCAGCGGTCAGCCTAGCTGGTACTGTGGCTAGTTTACCTACCCACATACAAAATGTTCAACCTACTCAAGGAGATACCGCATCTAAGATGTCTGCTAGTCTTGACACTAAGACAGACATTCCAAACCTTAGCAATTCTCAGACTAAGGAGGCAGCAAAGCTAGTTAATAGCATAGATAGCGATGGACAGGCATTAGATGAACAAGGTAACAAGATAGGTGATGCAGCTGCATTTGGTCTAACCAAAGGCATTGACAACACATGGTTAACACAAGATGGTCAGGTTATCGCTGCTACTGATAGCCCTATGCCTGATACAGGAATGCAAATGGTAAATGACACTAGTACCCAACAACAAGCCGTTAATAATCAAGACGGTTCCACCACTATAACCGAACCTGATGGCTCGCAAAAGATTATGTCTCCTGATGGTACTATGTCGTATATAGATGCTCAGGGTAATATAGCTGGTCAGGATACATCGTCTCCGTTAAGCATATTAGCTGATTCATTGCTTGGTAATGATAAAGAAGGAATCACCACTCCTATGAAAGCTGCTGGTGGTGGTTTGATGAGTATCCAACCAACCATTGGAGATGATAACCACTTGAATTTAAGCCCATATAACGCTGACCCTACCAACTCTGTGCAGATGTTTGCATATGGCGGTATGCCCGTAGCTATGAATCATGGTGGCATATCCTCACTAGGAAGTTATTCAGACGGTGGAAGGATGCTTAAAGGACCCGGAGATGGCATGTCTGATGACATACCTGCCTCTATAGCTGGCTCACAACCTGCTAGGTTAGCTAATGAAGAGTTTGTAATACCTGCTGATGTAGTTAGCCATTTAGGTAACGGTTCCTCTGAAGCTGGAGCAAAAGTGCTGTATGCCATGATGGAGCGAGTCCGTAAGGCAAGAACAGGAAACCCTAAACAAGGCAAACAGATTCATGCCGCCAAATTTATGCCGAAGGTGAGGAACTAACATGGGATTATTTACTTCCACAGAATTACAAGGTGTACCAAAAGAATCAGTACAAGGAGGGGTTAGTACATATGCCCAGCCTTATGCTACCAATCTTTTAGATAAGTCCAATGCTCTTCTTAATGCTCCCACTCCTCAGTATACAGGAGAGATGGCTGCTGGACCTTCTGCGCTACAAAATCAGGCATTCCAAGGTTTAAGTAACTTGACCCTGCCAACCTCTTTAACTACCGCAGGTACTAACCTTCAGGATATTGGAGCTAAACAACAGGCTCTTAACTACACACCAGCTGGCATTACCACTAACTCGTTTAACTCTGCTGCTGCTGACCAGTACATGAATCCGTACATCCAGAAGGCATTAGACCCTCAGTTAGCTATTTTAGCTCGTCAACAAAAGATTAACCAGCAAGGGGATATGGCTAAACTAGCACAAGCTGGGGCATATGGTGGTTCTAGACAAGCTATTTTGCAAGGACAGAATAACAACAACCTATTAATGCAACAGGCTGGATTGATTGGCTCTGGTTATAACCAAGCCTATAACAATGCTGCTACTCAGTTCAATGCTGACCAAGCTCGTAACCTACAGGGTCAACAGCTTAATCAGGCTGGTAATCAGTTTGCTGCCACCTATGGCTTACAAGGTCTACAGGCTGCTACACAGGCTAACACAGCTGCTTCTAATGCAGGTACTCAACAAGCTCAGTATGGCTTGCAGAACCTAACAGCTCTTGGAACTGCTGGTAATACACAACAGACAATACAGCAAGCAAAAGATAATGCTGCGTATAATGAGTATTTGAGACAGCTGAAATACCCACAAGACATTATGAATATGCAAAAGGGTATATTGAATGCATTGCCAATCACTACAACCAATCATTTTGCCCCCAAGGATAGTATTGCAGGTGGTATTTCTGGAGGAATTGCTGGTGCAGCGACTCTGTATGAGAAGTTAAAGGGAATGGGAATGGCTCCAGATGCAATTACCAACTATCTGAAGCGTATTGGTCAAACTCCTGAACAGATTGCTACCTCTGAACAATTTGCTCGTCTGACACAAAAGAGTGATATAGAAGCCCTTAGGGTTGCTGGAGCTGTAGAAAATCCTGATGGTACATATTCTTATAAAGTAGGCGATGTAACATATAACTATAAACCTGATGGCACATTCATCAACCAAACTGGTATGACAGACCGAGCTATTTTAGACCAAGGGATAGTACCTGTTGATGATATTAATTACGGAAATTACGGAGAAGCCCCTATTACTACTCCTATAGATAATCCTCTTCAAGGACAATCTCCTGATGGCAATTATTACTCAGGTGATGACTAGCATTATTTTTTATAATTCCTTCATAAACTGGAAAACATATGTTTGATATAGCTGAAATACAAAATGCGTTACAAAAACCAAGTGTGCAATTATCAGACTTGATGAAACTTGCTAATGGCAGTAATGCTATGGTACCCGGATGGGCTGCTCTAATGGAGTTGAATCGTAGGAAGCAACTGGAAGCTACCAACACAGCTTTCAATGCCACTCCACCTACCATTAAAGACCAGCTAACTAATGCTCCTCCAGCAGTTAATCCTACAGCTGCTCCTACAGGTATAGCCCCTACAGGTGCTCCTCCTATGTTAGCTGCTACAACAGCTGCTCCTCCTAGGATGAATGTAGCTGCTGCTCCAGCTAATCAGGTTAATCCTATTGCTCCTCCTCAGATGGCAGCAGAAGGTGGACTGTTGTCTATACCTACACCTCATATGTTTAAACAGGAATCTTATGCCACTGGCGGTATAGTTGCGTTTGACGAGGGTGGTTCAATATACAAACCAAAAACCAATCAAGAGTCTGTTGCAGCAGCTATGCA